ACTTTGGTAAGAATGCAATAGGTGCTAATTATGAAAAAAATCGTTATGTTCAAGAACTAAACCCTAGAGGCGGTATTGATACTGGTAAACTATTAGAATTATTTTATCGTAGACAATTTTAATGAACGACCATTGGTTTATTATCCTGTTAGCTGTAATCGCTAACATTACACTCGTTATTAACGCAATACATCATTGGTAACTTATGGCTGGACTACTAGACAACAATATATTTAGCAATATGTCTGCTTGGGAAAAGGCTAAGACATTAGTTTCAGGTCACGGTGGTGCGCTATTAAACTCAATTATGCATCCTCAAGAGGCTTGGGCGCATGATGGTTATCCAGACGAATTAAGTCAATCACTAGTAAGTAAAAATCCAGAAGTTGGTTTCAAACGATATGATAGGACACCATTAGATGTTGCAATTAATTACGGTGGTGGTTATCAGTATGCAACTTCACCTAATGTATCGTATGATGAAGCTGAAAATAGAGCGAAAGCATATCAACTTAGAAGTTATCTATACGATGGAATGCTAGGCAATAAAGACCGCCAAGTAGATGCTGTAAGAGATTACGAAGAAAACCTAGCCGGCATTAAGCAAGCTATAGCTGATAAGAAAGTAAACTCAGTAATGAACGAAGACAAGATTCGCCAGATGTCAGCCAAGTACGGTAAACAGAAAGCAACAGCAAGACCGCAATACTAATTTTAACAACAGGGTGACCAACCTACTAGGAGTCACAACAAAATGACAGAAGAAAAAGCAGCACAATTAGCAGCAGCCAGAGAGAAGGCAGCAGAGGCTAATCAAGGTAACAATCATTCAAGTAAAATCAATAGATTAATGAATGAAACTCTGAAACGTATATTAATTCAGAATGAAGGATTAAGAGCTAGAACTATTAGTGAGGCTCTAGTGACTAAAGCAGAAGAAGGTGACGTATCAGCCATTAAAGAAGTCTTTGACAGAATGGATGGCAAGGTAGTCCAAGAGAACAAGATAAGCGGTGATGCTGATGCACCATTGCTGATACAAGTGGTAACGGGTATAGATGACAACTACTAACCCGATTGACTTAGGCTACAAGCCTCGGTTACCACAGAAAGAGATACACAAGGCAGTAAGAGAGAATCGTTTTGTTGTAGCTTGCGCTCATAGGCGAATGGGAAAAACGGTGTCTGCGATTGTACAATTGATACATTCTGCATTACAGAACGCACAAAAGAATCCTAGGTACGCTTACATTGCGCCTACTTACTCACAGGCTAAAAGGGTCGCATGGGATTACCTAACAGAATACACTCGCTCACTTGGTGGTACTGCAAACATCGCAGAGCTACGAGTGGACTTCCTAGGCAGACGGATAAGCCTGTACGGTAGTGAGAACGGTGACAGCTTACGTGGTCAATACTTTGATGGTGTTGTACTAGACGAGATAGGTGACCAAGACCCAAAGATTTGGAATGAGATTGTAAGACCGGCACTAGCAGACAGAAAAGGCTTCTGTTTGTTTATCGGCACTCCTAAAGGTAACAATCACTTTAGAGAGTTCAAAGAACGTGCAATGGTCACAGAAGGCTGGAAGTTCTTAGAGTTTAAGGCTAGTGATACTGGCATACTAGACCCACAAGAGTTGGCTAGTGCTAAGAACGAGATGGGCGAGGACAAGTACAAGCAAGAGTTTGAGTGTAGCTTTGACGCACCGGTAGAAGGTGCTTACTATGGGTCACTATTACATGAAGCCGATAACGAGAAGCGTGTTACTAAGATTCCTAAAGACGAACTGGCAAAGATTGTTTGTAGCTGGGATTTGGGTGTCAGCGACAGTACGTGTATTTGGGTAGCGCAGATTGTAGGTAAAGAGATACAGCTAATAGATTGCACAGAGAACCACGGAGTAGGACTAGATTACTATGTTAGTTGGTTACGTGATAATGGTTATGAAAAGGGTCAGCAGATTCTTCCGCACGATGTAAGAGTCAGAGAGATGACCACAGGTCGCAGCAGACTAGAAGTCTTAATGGAAGCTGGACTAGACGTAACAGTAGCACCAAGCCTATCTATAGCAGATGGCATTCAAGCAGTTAGACGTATGTTGCCAAGATGCTGGTTTGATATGGAACACACAAAGAACGGTCTAGTAGCATTACGTAACTATAGACGTGAGTTTAACGAGAAGCAGAACGTGTTTTACGATAAGCCAGTTCACGACTGGTCATCACACTTTGCAGATAGCTTTCGTTACATGGCAATAGGATTAGTAGAAGTAGATACAACATGGTCTAAACCATTACAACAAAATAAGGCATGGGTCGTATGATGAATCAAGAAGAGTTAAAGGCACTTGTTGCTGACGAAATCAATAACGCTATTGGCTACTTAGAGTCCGATACGGTTCAAGCAAGAGCCAAGGCTATGGAGTATTATTTCCGTGACCACTATGGCAACGAAACAGAAGGTCGCAGCCAAGTAGTTACCGGTGAGGTAGCTGAAGCTGTAGACGGTGCATTGCCTCAACTAATCCGTGTATTCACGTCATGCGAAGACGCTGTGCGTTTTGAGCCTACTAAAGACGGTGAAGAAGAACTTGCTGACCAGGCTAGCGACATGGCTAACTGGGTATTCTATAAAGATAACGATGGCTTCCTAATCCTACACAACTGGTTCAAAGATGCTTTGCTACAGAAGGTTGGTGTTGTTAAAGCCTACTGGGAAGAAAAAAAAGACACCATCAAAGAGAAGTATAAAGGCTTAACCGATGACGAGTTAGCCATGATTATGCAGACAGGCGAGTGGGAAATCACCAAGCAAGTGACCGATGTAGTCATTGGCATGGATGGTATGCCTTACAATACGCATAACATTACGATTGAAAAGATAAACGATGAAAGTCGTATCGCCATTGAGAACGTACCGCCTGAAGAGTTCTTAATCAGCAAACGTGCTAAGACCATTGAGGACTCACCATTCACAGCTCACCGTAGAATGATTGCTCGTGGTGACTTGATTGCTATGGGTTACGAGAAGTCTATCGTTGATACTATCCCAGCTAACGACCGTTTAGAGTACGCACCAGAGCGTTTAGCTCGTTTTGGTCGTGATGAGTTGCCTGACTATACACAGTCCAGCGACCTATCAATGGAAGAAGTTGAGATATTTGAGTGCTACATCAAGGTAGATACTAACGACAACGGCTTGCTAGAGCTACGCAGGGTTATCCTAGGCGGTGAAACAATACTGTCTAATGAAGAATGCGACTATGTGCCATTCCACTCTGTATGCCCAATTCCTATTCCACACAAATTCTTTGGTCAATCACTAGCCGACAGGACAATGGACTTGCAACTAACCAAGTCTACTATCTTGCGTCAGATGCTAGACAACTTGTACCTAACAAACAATGCACGAGTAACTGCCGTAGAGGGTCAAGTAAACCTAGATGACTTACTAACGTCTACTGCCGGTGGTGTTGTCCGTGTTAAGAACAATGCAGCAGTTACACAGTTAAACGTACAAAACACAGCCGGTCAATCATTCCCGATGATGGAATACCTAGACGGTGTACAGGCTAAACGTACTGGTGTTAGTGACTTACAGCAAGGTCTTGATGCTAACGTGCTTCAGAACACTACAGCAACAGCCGTGGCTGCCATGATGCAACAGTCAGCAGGTAAACTAGAGCTAATGGCTCGTATCTTTGCTGAAACAGGTGTTAAATCACTATTCCGTGGCATCTTGCACCTACTATGCAAATATCAAAACCAAGCTAAGACAATCCGTATGCGTGGCAAATGGGTATCTTATGACCCACGTGAATGGTCTGACCTTTACGATGTATCAATCAACGTAGGCTTGGGTAACGGTAACCGCCAAGAACAGATTGCTATGTTGCAAATGATTATGTCTAAACAGGAAGAAATCATCGGCAAGTACGGTGCTAATAATCCATTGGTGACTGTAACGCAATACCGCAGCACTCTTGGTCGCATGATTGAGATGGCTGGCTTTAAAGACACCACATCATTCATTAATGACATTACACCAGAGGTTGAACAGCAAATAATGCAACAGGCATCACAGCCACCTGCTGACCCTACGTCTGAGGCAGCACAATTGTATGCCAAGGTAGAAGAACAAAAATCTCAACTGACCGCACAAACCAATCAAGCTAAGTTGCAACTAGACCGTGAGCAAATGCAAGTAGATAACGCTCGTAAAGAACTAGAGATGCAACAGAAACAAATGCAGATGGAAGGTGACTACCGTATCAAGGAAGCCGAGCTTCAATTGAAACAGATGGAACTTGAGTTAAAGACACAGGCAACAGACGGTAAACTACAGACAGAACAGCTTAACGCTATTATGTCAGCCATTACTAGCTTGAATGAAATGGTAAAAAGTGGTATAAAGGCTGAACCACAAGATATAGAAGAAAACTTTGATATTAACACAACCTATGGTGTATAAATGACCAAATCAGAGTGGGCAAACAATATGCTCCAAGACCAAAACTTCTTGGATGTATTTAAAGAGATGGAAGATTTACAAATGCTACGGTGGGCTAATTCACCGCTTTACGATTACGATGAGCGACAAGATGCTTACACAAAGCTAACAGCCATCCGTGAAGTAATGGCACATATAGTTGGCATGGCAGATGACCGCAAGATTAATGCCAAAC